CTCCGCTGAAATTTACCCGCCAGTATCCGTCTTTGAAATAAGTCAGTCGTTCCATCGCTCCACCTCCTCCTTCAACTCGTCATACAGTTTGCTGAACCGCTTGTTCCACTTCCTTAGCCCGAAGAAACAGTACACGCCCAATACGATCCACAGCCCGCTGGCGAAGTTTTGCAACAGATTTTCCATCACTCCACCTCCTTCGGCGGTTCCGGCAGCGGCATCCAGTGGGTGATGTCCACGGCATCATCCACCAAATCAGGATCATCTTTCCCGTATTCCGACAACAGGTCGAGGACTATGGGTGAATCCCAATACCAGCGTCCCCCGAAGAAACACGCAGTCCCTGAAAACGGAACTCCTTTTATTTTTTCGTAATACGGTTCCGGCACTCTGTTCACCCACACCACGTTTACAAGTTCTCGTTACTCCGGCAGCCGCTCTGTTACAGGAATCCACCGCTGCTTCTCCCGAAGCTCGTCAATCTCCTTCTGGTCGCGCTCGATCTGGTCGGCGGCCGCATACACCATTCGTATGCACTCGCCAATGTCACACGGGCACGTTACACATTCGTGCTTTCCGCAAAACCGCAGCGCCTTGACCAGTTCTTCCGGCTTCAAATTCATATTCATAACAGATCCTCCCGAAATTCTTCTAATACTTCCTGCCCTGGAAGCACATCATTTTCCATCCACCAGTTAAATATATCCAATCCATTATCGCCCCATCGCATCCCGCCGTCCATCTTGCCCCGGCGTCGGCGTTCCTCCAGCATCCGATCAAATGCCCGGATATACGCCAGCTTGATCTTTGGGTATCTCTCAAATTCCATCTTCCGGTGCTTCCCGGCCATCGGGCAGCCGATACAGCCAACCCGTTTCCAACCGCAGGCGTAGAGTGGGTTCATCGTGATCTTTTGTTCGGCGCAGTAGCCGAGTACGTCTTCGTCTTTCCAGTCAACAATCGGATTGACTGTCCGCGTGCCTTTCATCTGGCAGTTTTCCAGGAGCATTCTTCGCTCGTCGTTATCATCCATGAGGATGATCCGCTTGTCTTTGTCTTTGTTGATAGTCTCCATAATTCCACGCGACGCTTTCCGCCTTGCGGATTCTGCCCAGCGGACGCCGGTTGCGATAAACCGCCCTCTCCCTCCGGTTTCCTTGAGTTCAGCGCAGCAGTAGCGCACAAGCCGTGTCGGCGGCATGAGCTTACGCGGGATAAGATTCCACATGGTTGTGTTCGTTCCATCCGGCTTTTTGTGGGTATCGATGGTGCATTTCACCCCCCCAAGTTCCAACTTCCAGAACATATCTTTCACGTGCCGTACCGTTTCCGGCGCGTCCGCTGTTGTCAGCGAGTGCAGCGCCTCAAACGGAATGCCGCTGTTCTGCACCAGCCTGAGCAGGCAGTCGGAATCTTTACCTCCAGAATAGGTAATCACAAGCGGCTTCTTGTAGAGCCTCTGGCTCATGTCGGATGCAAGCCGCAGCCGCTCCATCGCAGTCTGCTCTAAATCCACATCAACCCCGCCTTTCTCAGCCGCTCCACGCTCTTACACCGCTTCTTCGCGTCCGCAGTGTAAGCGTCGCGTCTCCGTTCGCTTCTCTCGCTGCTTTTCCGCAGTTCCTTGATCCCTTCTTCAGGATTTGCCCTCATGGCCTCCCTGATCAGTTCTTTCGGTTTCAAATTTATAGCAAATCCTCCTGCCAAAATTCGTTGAATTTCTTCCCTGTGATAATCGGCCTGCACCATTCACGTTGAAACCTTCGCCACGCGGCGTCCGTTTTCCCTTCTTCATCCCGGAAAAGCATTGCGTATGGTACAAACCCGGCCTGCATGGTCTGTGTCAGCCGCAGCTCCGCGTCCTCAAAACTGTCCCCAGCATATTCAACAAGGACATAGCAGCACATGGCGTGACTCTTTGGCCGGAACCCCGCAAGGCGTAGCTTTCGCCCCATCGCAACCAGAGGTTCCAGATCATCCTTTGTGTCGTATGCTGTGTAAAGCCGCTTTGGTTTTACCTCCCGCAGCAAATCCGCCTGCCATTGTTGAAGCAAGGACGGTTCCAGTCCTCCGGTGAAGATTGCAAAATGCTCCTGCCGCTTGAGCATTTCGCATACCGCCCGAAAGTGCTGCTCTGACGTTCCGAGAATGTTGTCGTCGAGGATATTCCAGCCATCCACGATCGGCAGCTCCCGAATCACGCCATGTGCGCAGCGCGGAACCGAGCAGAACCAACATTCCTTCGTACAGCCGCGCGACGTGAAGATATAGCCGTCTCGGAGATACATTCCCGGCGTGAAATCACCCATGCGGTCATCAAATGCCGGGCCTCCAACTTCAACCGGAACACCGAGGATTTGCCACGCATAGTAGAGATCTTCTGCACGCGGAATGTCCCATGTGAAGGTTGTAGAGATGTGCACCGCTTCAACTTCAGCCTTGATACAATCTGCGATATTCTCGATTGTCGGTGCACCGAAGAACGCTAGCGTATCCGTAGGCGATGCAGCCGTCTTTCTTGGGAATACCCGCGCAATCCGATTCATTTCAGCAACCCCGCTTTCCGTAGTCTCTCCACGCTCTTACACCGCTTCTTCGCGTCCGCAGTGTAGGCGTCGCGGCTCCGTTCAACTTCTCTCACGTCTTTTCTCCCTCTGCAATTCTTCCGCCAATGCCTTGAAAATCGGATATGCCTGCTGCGGCACTACCGCGTTTCCGAGGCATTTAAGTCTGTCCACCTGATTGGGAATCCCATGAGCCACTCCATAAGGGCGGGGTTCGACTTCCCACCGCTTCCACAGGTCAGGTTTTTCCGCTCCTCCTCCGTGACGACCCCCGCGTCTCTCAGTGCCACCATCTGCCGGAAGTTGTGTGTTCCGCCGCACAGCGGCGCGCCCGTCGTTGGCCGCGGCCACGATAAAGATTCTCTCTCCCTTGTGCAGTCCGCCGACATCCCAAGCCGCAGAACTGTAAGCCCTTGCTTCGTAGCCGACGCCTTGCAGTTCGGAAAGGATTCCCGCAAGCGCAATTCGAACAAGTCCAGAAACGTTTTCACCGACAACGCAACGCGGGCGCAGCTCGGTGATAACTCGGAGCATCTCCGGCCAGAGGTATCGATCATCCCCTTTGCCCTTTTGCTTTCCAGCCACGGAGAAGGGCTGGCATGGGAATCCGCCGGAAATAACGTCAACTGTTCGTAGGCCTGTCCTCTCATAAAAACTCTCCTTCGTCAAAGTCCGGATGTCACGCCAGCGCGGCACATCCGGCCAGTGCTTTTCCAGCACTTTTGTTGGGTAATCTGCAAATTCGCATTGCCCAACGGTTGTAAATCCTGCCCATTTCGCAGCAAGATCAAGTCCGCCGATACCCGAAAACAAACTCAGATGCGTCATTTCAGCAGCCCCATTCTTTTCAATCTCGCTACACTCCGTGACCGCTTTTCCGCGTCCGCAGTGTAGGCGTCGCGGCTCCGCTCAACTTCTCTCGCCCGATATTCCGCCTGTTTTGCTTCCTCGTATTCCAGATACGGCGCGCACCTGGCGTGACATTCCGCTGACCGCCCCGGACAGTCCCTCTCACACGGCGGCTTCACCCCGCCACCTCCACAACCTCATCCGCTCGCAGCAGCACCTTTTTCCCGGCCCGCTCGAAGATGTAGCCCGTGCTGTTATAGCTCTTCCGCTTCACCGCGTGGATCATCTCGCCCAGCCTTGGCCGCAGTTCCTTGTAGATCCTCGGAACCTTCACGCAGATCACCGTGACGGCAATGTTGTCATCCTTGTACCATTCCTCCGAACACTGTTCGCTGCAAAAGGAATTGAAGATCGCGCCCTTGCGCAGAATTTCTTTCCCGCACTGCCTGCACTTCATGCTTCCCGTCCTCCTTCTCTGGCCGCTTCATACTCCATGTGATCCTGCACATAGGCGTGCAGATAGATGTTCAATACGTTCACGGCCTTTCGGATGATAGCATCCATCTCCTTTTTCCGCAGTGAAAAAATTCCCTTTACCGTAATTTCCGGTTCCAGTCCGCCCGTAATCACGATCTTTGTTTCTTCCGCTTTGTCTGCTTCATCAAACAAATTCTCCGGCCTTGTGACGACCATCCGTGGCGGATATTGATTGCACTTTGCCTCTGCCGCCAGATCCAAGTCTCCGCACAGCTCACTGAAATCTAAAAATTCTGCGTCGAATACATCCATGATTCTTCCCATAGCCTCGTCCCCTTTATTTTTTCGCCCTCCCGGGCGTTTGGTATATGGTCATGCCACGGCGCGGTTCCCTTCGCGCCGTGGCAGCAGAGACGGCCCTCCCCCGTCTGCGCCCAGTGTTCCCAAAAATCCTGGGCGAGCCGCGCCTATCTGCGTCGCGCAGCTTCTCCTAGGAGGCCAGATGCCGTGCGCCGTGGATCTTCGGCGCATTGGATGACGTTCCTTTCCCGCACGTCTCACACGGGTTCATACGCTGCCCGGAGCATTGGGCCGTCTGACTTGTCCATGCTCCGGACGCGCAGCAAAAAGCCGGTTGATCCTTCGCAGACCGCGAATGGCGGCGCGGCCTGCGCATACGCCCACAAAAATGTAGATCCGGCTCAGTTGCCCAGTTCATCAGTGCGCTGTCTCGGCGGCAAAATCTTCCGCCGCAGTCCGTCCTCGCACCTCGTCAGCGGCAGAGCTTTCCGCCGCGCATACTCCTCTTGATTCCAGCCGCAATTTTCGCATTGCAGACCGCATCCAGCTCCACCATCTTTCAGCATACATCTTTGCACTTGCTCCGCCAGATTCATCTTCAAACCTCCCGCACGTCGATCCCATACATCGACCGCATAAACTTCCTGTTTCGCAGATATTCCTTCGTCCGTGTCGGCCCGCTCTTCACGTCCTCCACGATCTTCTCGCCGGACACTTCCCGGATGTACGAAAAGTCCGCCGTGTACCGGATCGCGCGTACCCGCTCCCCGGTCTCCGTCACATAAGATTCCTGAATTGTGAATTGCGGCTGCAGCCGTAGATCGCGAATCTCCCCGGCGCGCAGCATCAGCAGCAGCTCGTCATATCGCCGCGCTTCCTTCTGGCTGTCAAAGTGAATCCCCCCGCGCTCCGCCTTCTGGTTCTGATACTTGGCCCTTTTCTGTTCTGGTTCCGGCCTTGCCTGCGGCATCTGCCCCAGCACCTTCTTCGCGTACAGATCCCGCATTCCGGCCGGCATGTCCGCCATGCTGTCAAATCGCAATCCGCTCATGGTCTCCCGTCCTTTCCTTATCCGATCACCAGCTCCGGATTCATCCGCAGTATCGTCACCTTCGCCGTCTGGTGGTATTCCGGCCGCGTCCACTTGAATCCCCAGTGCTTCGCCGCGAGAAACAGCGCCGCCGTCTCATCCGCGCACCGCACATCCACGGTCTGCCCGGCGTATTGCACACGGAAATACTTCCCTCCGGTATATTCCGGCTGCCGGACAATCTCCGGCTTCTTCGGTCTGCACGCCGCCGGCGCCTCGTTATATCGCGTCGCCATCCTCGTCGCTTCCTCCCATCGCATAGCCGAGGCACGCCACCGTCGCGAACGCAAGCAGCACGCCGCCCCAGTAAATCCCGAACCCAACGTAAAAGCCCATCGCCATAAAGCAGCCGCCGCTCGCGATCAGTGCCAGCCTCCGCAAGACCCGTACCCTCGCGTTGTCATGTTCTTTTTTCGAGATCATACCTCATCCCGCTCCTTCTCTTTTTGTAAGTAATACCGCAGCTTGCCCAGCCGCGTCATGCTCTCCGCCGCCCGTTCCCGCAGCTCTTTCTTGTCGTGGAACAGCTCAATGGCCTCGGCCTCCGCAGCCTCCGCACAGATGATCGCGGCAATCAGGTCGCCAAATTGTTGCTCATTCACCCGCAGCGTGTAGTGCATCAGCGTCCCTCTCTTTCTTCACATAGAACTCCACGCCCGGGAACATCGCCCGCAGATACCTCAGCTTCAGCTCCGTCGCCGCGATCCGCTTTTCCTCGAGCGTCAAATCGTCAAAGCGAACCAACTGCCCGTTTTTCGTCACATAGCTCTCCGTCCGGATCACCTGTTTTTTTCGCATTCTGCTCCCTCCCTTTCCGTGTATTCTATTCCGCCGGAGCGATTACTGCTCCTTCTTCTGTCCAGCCGCCACAGCCACCATGCCCTGCATGAAGATCAGCGCCTTCTCTTTTTGTTCCGGCGTCAATTTTCTAACAGTCTTGCTCCATTCGCCATTTTCCTTCTCGTTGATTTCCACGAGCCGGTCTGCCAGTTTCGCGATCAGCGCCTGATCGTAACCCCGTAGCTTCGGGAATATCTCACTCATCCACGCCGAATAATCCAACTGTCCCAAGCCTTATGCCTCCTTCCGCTCGCACATCAGCTTTGCCGCCGCGGCCACGCCCTGCATATAGGCGATCATGACCTCGATCTGCTGCGCGTTCATGTGCTTCATCTCGTGCAGCACACCCTCGACTTTCTTCTTCTGTTCTTCCGACATAACCCTCACCTCACTCTTGTCATCCCGCGCCGCCCATGCTATTCTGATAAGCAGGGGCGATGCGCATTATTTTTGCCTATGGACTTACCAAATCTGAAGCTCTATTCACCCGAAGATGAATACACCCCATACAAGGAACTGCATATCCTCTGCCAGCACTATCACAAGGCGGAAACCGTCTATTTCCAACTTGTCATCCGTTCTGCCGAACAGTACGGATATGTGTTTAATGGCTGCGACGATCAGTCCGGCGACCACTTGTGCAAAGAGTGCCGCCGTCTGTCCTGTTCACAGTTTCTTGAATCATTCCCGAATCTAAAGCTGCTCCACGCTGTCGATTGACGGCACATCCGAATAAACCTTCTCGACGCAGCGCATCGCCTCTTCAATCGTTTCCAAATAACAGTCCTCGCCGTCCGGCCATCCGTCCACCGCAAACTGCCGCATCGCCCCGACGCTGTGATACCCGCGCAGCGTGCGCAGTGAGATCATGCTGTTTGCCGGATGATCCAGTTCTCCATCGTTTTCCATCGCTTTGAGCAGCGGATCATCGATCCCATGTACCCGGTTCATGCACCCAAGCGCCAGCCGCAGTGCCGCCGTATAGTTCGGAACCAGTATCGTGCTCTCGCCGAACCGCGTCATTCGCTCGTTGTGTCCGATCAGGCTTGCCAGCAGCTTCGCCTTTTCCAGTTCTGTCATTTCCCTCTCACCTCACTCGTTTTATTCCTTTTTACTTCTGACCCGCTCAAACGCAGCGCGCAGTCTTTCTTCCGCGCCCTCCGGTGTCCGTATTCCATTCAGAACCATCGTCACATACGCGGTCGACACGCCAAGTTCTTTGGCGACCTCCGCCCGGCTGATGTCTGCGTTGTGCATCTCTCCGATGAGTCTGCCCGTCCATTCTTCCGGCATTTTACGCTGTCTCCTTCTGTTAATTTTGTTGACTTCACTTTGCAGCTATGGTACTCTGTTGTCATGCCCGCTGTGGCAATCTCAAAGGAGGTGGTCGTATGACCAAACTTTTGACCTTGCCAGTTCCAGACCGGAACCCCGGCGTCATGCGATAGGGCAAGGGGCAGAGCCATAACTGCCAAAGTGAAGCGGCGCGCCACAGAAGCATGAGAACCATTCATGTCTGCCATCGTCTTATCCGGTACAGCCACACAGGAACATACCCTGTATAAAAAATGGGCCGTATCACCACATGAAGAATGTGGGGCGTGGCGGTGCAGCGCGTTCTGGTAAAAAAACATGGAGGGAAATGCACGTATGATGGTTCCATGCGTGTGTTTTCTTTTTCCCCGCACGTTCTTCTCTTATCACTCGTTTTATTCCTTGCCATCCCGCGCCGCCCGTGCTATGCTTGTCTCAGCAATCGAAAGGAGCGCCGTCATGTACTCTGCTTTTTATGAAATTCTATCCTTTGTCCGTGGCTGCGGTTCTGTCCAGCGCGTTTCCATCTGGAATCGCTTCGGCGTTCCAGACCAGCCAGAGACCGAGGACTCGATCAATACGCTCGTCTCTCGCGGTTGGCTGCGCTGCAAGAAGGGTAGCTCCCGCTATCTCGATGAGCTGACCGTCACCGCACTCGGCCTTGAACAGCTAGATATGGCGGACAAAGAGCGCCGTAAATCCGCAAAGCGCCAGCGCGACAAGGAATCCACGGAATCCAAGCGCATGAAGGAACGCACTGAGGATCGTTCCGATGCCGAGCGTCGCTACCGAACGCAGAATAAGATCGCGATAATAATGCCGCTCGTCACGTTTGCGCTCGGCGTCCTCGTCGAATACTTCTTCCGCATCATCGAATTCTTCTTTTCCTGACCACATTTCGTCCTCACCTCACTCGTTTTGTTGTCTCGAAAACATTCATTGTTGTTTTCGTAAACACAACGTATCATAAATGTTTGTTTTTGTCAATACTAATTTTTCGCATTTTTCAAATTTATGTTGACTGTATAAACTTTTTGTGCTACTCTACAAATGCAAAAACAGGAGGTGAGAAAAAAATGGGAGATCGAATTAAGCAGATTCGCCTTTCCGCCAAACTGACACAGCAGCAATTTGCCGACCAGCTCGGACTTTCCAGAAACTTTATTGCCGTAATTGAAACCAGTGACCGCAAACCTAGTGACCGCACCATCTCTGACATCTGCCGCGTATTCGGTGTGTCCGAAGCGTGGCTGCGCGACGGCACGGAGCCGATGTACGTCCAGCGCAGTGAAAACGAGCGTATGGCCATGCTGTTCAACGACGTGCTGGCCGAAGCCGATGAATCCACCCGCAAGCGCGGCATCGCCGCCGCCCTCGATATGCCCCCGGAGTTTTGGGACAACATTCTCGAATACGCAAAAAAAATCACCGGAAGCGGTTGACCCGCTCCCGGTGATTTTTACAAAAATGCTCATAGCTCTTGACGATTCTGTGATTCTTTTGTATTCTGAAATAAAGGAGGTATCAGTATGAGCAGATTTTTTAAGAAATTATTGGAAGTGCATACAGATCGCTGGCGATATATGTTTGGTGTCGGTTCATTCTGGTCTATCTTCATCCCGCTCATAATCGTCGCCGCCCTCGTTGCGAATATGATTATGACATCTAAGCACCAATATACTTCCGATGATTTGAGTGAAAGCTATTCAGAAGGATATAACAAAGCTTGCGATGAACATGCCAGTGATTATGACGAAGGTTATAACTCCGGTTATGATGACAGTTTCGAAGAAACTTGGGACATCGCCTATGACGAAGGATATTCTGCGGCAGAATCCGATACTGAACAAGCAGTATATCGCGCTTTTGATGAAGGTTTTTCTGAAGGTCATCATATTGGGTGGAAAAACGCAACAGAGCATTATGGTATAACAGAGCGTCTCGGTTCAGATGCTCTCGCAGAATATGAAACCAGCCTTATCAGCAAAGATGAATTTCTCGCTGGCGTTGATGCTCTAAAAGAAATTCGTTCTTCTCGTAAATCCGACTAGCAAAAACGCCCGAAGCGGTGATTCGCTCCGGGCGTTTATTCTGACTTCACGATGTTCCGCATAAACCCAACAATGATGTACTTCTGCTCCGGCGTGGCCTGTTCCCATAGCTTCTGCATTTCCTCGTCTACGGTTTTCGACATTTTTTCCATTCCTTCGCCTTTCTCTTTCCAAAAAATATGGTCGTTTTTTTGTGCAACATCCTAACTTGAATCGTTTCCAGATTCGTCCTATACTGGAAGTATCAAGAGATGCCCCGCCGCCATGTTCCCGGCGGCGGGACTTTTGGCCGCTGCAAGCGTGTGGGAGCTGCTTGCAGGTTTAGCCTACCACGAACGCACCAAATTTGTCGACCATCGGCCATGGGTTTCTTCATCCATGTCCGTTGGGAAATTCAAGAAAGGAAAGGATCGCCTTGAAACAACAACTTTGGGAAGTATGCCGCGACAAGAAAGATTCCGCAAATCCGCGTATCACCAACCAGCAGCTGGCCGAACGATCCGGCCTGTCCCAGAACGCCGTCGGGCAATATCTCCGCGGCGAAACGCCGAACGCGCCGCTCTCCACGTTTGGCCCGATCTGTAAAATGCTTGGCGTCTCCGTCGACGAATACCTCGGGATCGAGCATCCCGCTCCTGCTTCTGACGCTTTGCAGGCCGTCCGCTTGGAGTGCGACCACTACAAGCGTGAGATCGAGCTGTATAAACGCTCCCTTCGCACGCACCGCATCGTCACTCTCATCCTCGTTCCCATCCTCGCCCTTGTCGTGATCTCGTTGGTCATCGATCTCCTCAACCCCTATGTCGGCTGGATTCGCGATACCATGTCCATTTTACGGGAGGTTTCCGTCTATGCCTGAACCACGCATTGCAGCCGCCTATATCCGCGTCTCAACCGATGACCAGATGGAGCTGTCCCCGGATTCCCAGATGGAGAAGATCCGGGAATACGCCGCGAAGAACGGCCTGCTCCTGCTCTCGGAATACATCTTCCACGACGACGGCATTTCCGGCCGGGCTGCCGAAAAGCGCCCCGGCTTCCAACAGATGATCGCCACCGCCAAAGACCCGTCCCATCCGTTTGATGTCATCATCGTCTGGAAGTTCTCCCGCTTTGCCCGCAATCAGGAGGAATCCATTTTCTATAAATCCATCCTGCGCAGCAAGTGCAAGGTCGATGTGGTGTCCGTCTCCGAGCCGCTGATCGCTGGCCCCTTCGGCAGCCTGATCGAGCGGATCATCGAATGGATGGACGAATTCTATTCCGTCCGCCTTGCGGAGGAAGTCAAGCGCTCCATGACCGTCAATGCAAAGAATGGCACCCTGCAAGCTACACCATCCTTCGGCTACCGCGTAGAAAACCGGCAACTGGTCATCGTCCCGGAAGAAGCCGAGATCATCCGGGAGATCTTCCGGCGCTTCATCTCCGGTGATGCCATGTTTCGCATCGCGAAAGATCTGAGTTCGCGTGGCATCCGCACGCACCGTGGGAATCCCTTTGAAAACCGTACCATTGATTATATTCTGAATAACCCCGTCTACCTCGGCAAGCTCCGCTGGACGCCGACCGGCAGGACACACCGAAATTTCAAGAACGAGGACAGCATCATCGCCGACGCGCTGCACGAACCGATCATCGATGCCGAAACGTGGGACGCGGCGCAGGCTCGCTGTGCCGAACTAAAAAAATCCTATAAGCGCTACGGCAAGCCTTCCTCTGAGCGCAAGCACTGGCTGTGCGGTGTTGTCCGCTGCTCTACCTGCGGCGCGACGCTCATTTGGGCAAGTCCGCATTTTATGAAATGTAACAACTATGCGCACGGACGCTGCACGACCACCCAGCATATCGCCGTCGAGGCACTGGAAGAATCCTTCCTTGCCCAGCTTCAGCACGATTTGACGTTCGCGGAGTCTGTCGCTTGCGTTGTTCAAGCCGCAAAACCCGCTCATTCCGACCAGCGCTTGCAGCAGCAGCGTGCCCGTATCGTCTCCCGTATTGATCGCCTGCGTGAATCTTACTTAGACGGCGTCGAGACGCTGGAAACCTATAAAGCCGCCCGGCAGCAAATGCAAGCGCAGCTTGACGACCTCGACGCGCAAATTGCCGAATCCGCAGCCGTCCCCGTCGTCGATGCCGCCGCGCTGCTTCGAAATGCCATCGCCGCCGTCCTCGAAACGCTCCGTAGCCCAACAGCCACCGTTGCGCAAAAGTACGAATCCGCCATGTCCATCATCGACCGCTGCACGTTCGACAAATCCCAGATGCTCCTCGCGATCTCTTATAAATTCATTTTCTGATGCCTTAATTGTAGCAAGATGGAGTATGGCCCACCATACTCCATCTTGCTACAATATTTGAAATCACTTTCTCAGCACAATCCCATGATAATACCCGGCCATCTTCGCCTCCGCCCCTCCGGCATCCTTATCCATGAGAAACGCTTTTGCAAGGTCGGCATAGAATTCTGGCCGGTCGAGGCCGTATTTCGCCGCCACGGAATAATAATCCGAGTACATCATGTTCATTGCCGCCCACCAGATGCAGGACTTCGCATGAACACCTGTGATGTTGGCCACAGCGTCCGTCTGCTCCATTGTCCAGCGTGCGCCGGTCGTGCCGTCCTCGTTCTCCATGTGCGATACCCACTTTTCAGCGTCCTCGCGGGTGAATTCTGTGTCCTCTCCATCCTCGTGACTCCCCATCTTGTGCAGCGCACAAATGGCATCCGCGTACACCGTGATTTCTTCCGCACGGCCAAGCGTCGCCGGGAGCTCCATGATCTCATGCAGTTGCCGTTTCAGTTCTTCAATATAATGTTTCATCTCATGCCTCCTGAATGTATTTGTAAAGCCGGTCGACGTCGTTCACGTCAAATTTGAGTTCTCCAATGATCGGAATGTCCCACGGGATCTTCTTGCCGTCCACGCGCGTCCTCGCGGCGTTGTAGAGCCGGTCAAGGTCGATGTTTCCCTCCTCATCCATAATGCCCATCATCTTCACCGCCGGATGATCCTTTAGCGCGAGAATGCGGTTTTTGCCGCCGTCCAGGATGAGCGCCAGCGCGATCCCGGCTCCAATGCCCTTTCCGGTTGGCAGGTGCGGGATGATCTCATTGTCGGCATACTGCGCCACGCCGCGCATGGCCTGATCTATCGTCACCATAAGGTTACCTCCATTTTTAAGGTGGGGCGGCTATTGCCGCCCCTTTGGCTTACTTTTTGCAGCAGCTCCCACACTGCGGGAGCGGATTGTAGAGCGTCTGCGCCGTGGTGCCGGTGCCGGTGGTGATGTCGGCAACCATTTTGGGATAAAAGGTCGCGTTCGCGTAGGTCACGATGCTGTTGTCGCCGCAGCAGCGCCGCTCGGCTTCCATCTCGATCTCGCGGTGCAGCTCGGACTTGACCGAAGCGATGTCCTGCCGGGCAAGGACGAAGCTGTCCTCGGTGCGCTGGTTATGCACGGCCTGATCGCAGATCGACTTACGGATGTCCTTGAGCTGTCCGTCAAGGTAGGCGTACATCTCCAGCGACTTCTGGTCGTTGTAGGTGTTGGCCTTCAGGAGCGCGATCTCGCTGTCCTTCGCGGCCAGCTGCTGCTCCCGGTCGAGCTCATAGCGCGTGACCGGCGTGTTCTCGCTGCACCCCGCAGCCACCGCAGCCGCAGCCGGATTTACACCCCAGCCGCCGCCGAGCAGATTGCCCAGCAGTCCAAGACCGACGCCCGCCGTGCCGATGATGCCCGTGGTCAGAGCCGCATTTGCCTTGCCGTTGCTTGCGTATTCCATAGAGTTTCCCTCCAAAAAATGTAGTGAACTGGCCAGTTCCTACGATTAGTATGAGGGATTTTGAAATTCCGTGGGACGCACGAATGACGCATTTGTGTCGCATTTCTGACGCAAATAGAAAAAGTCCATGCAGTTCAGTGAACTACATGGGCAAAATAGCCTTTTCAAAATAATCATTTTTGTCGAGTTTTTATATTTACATTTCGCGACTTTTTGCATATACTTGTTATGAAGAAAGGAGGTGCCAATGTGGACAAGATTATCAATGTCGCCGCATATATCGTAAATAAGTACCGCGAAATCACAGGAGAATCGCTGGACGAAATGAAACTGCACAAACTGCTATATTTCACTCAGCGCGAATCCATCGCAATTACAGGTAGCCCTGCAATCGATGGTGTGTTCGAAGGATGGAAGTATGGCCCGGTTTGCCGAGAAGTTCGCGATGCGTTTTATAACGGAGAAATCATCGTGCGAACGGATGATATTTCAGATACGCTGCAATATATCGCAAATAATGTCATTTATGAATACGGCGCGCTTGAAACGTGGAAACTGAGTGAACTGTCCCATAAAGACATCTCGTGGAAAAATGCACGGAGGGGCTTGCTCCCACATGAAATCGGAACCGTTCCGCTTTCAAATGAAGATATTAAAGCCGATGCAGCCAAGCTCCGCCCATACGATCACGTGTGGGACATGTACTACGACGAATTTGAAACTGAGGGGGCCGTGTCTTGATCTCCATCGGTGAAATTCGAAAAACATTCACTCCATACTACGATAAGGTTTTGAAAAAACAATCTATCAAGTCACGCCCAGCCTTGATCGTAGGAATGGCAGATTCGAGTGACTATGTTGTACTTCCCGTGTCTAGAGTATCCATCCAATCTAACCGCGATGCAGACTATGACATTGAGGTAGATCCAGCGCAATATCCATTGCTTTGCCTTAATTCCGTGTCTTATATTCGCACGCACAAGCAAACCGTTATTCACGCGGCCGAAATCGGAGATGCCATCAGCGATTTGCGTAACTCCTACGAAGGTTTGTATTTAACTGTCATCGAAAAAAGAGATACGTTCAACCGTATTTTAACAGACAGAGCACTTTGATTTCATTGACAACCTTTATGAACAGCTTCTCCGAGCAGGCTCCTTGCTGATTTAAGGCTTGCCAGCACTGAGAAGTTCATCACGTCCTGCCTTTCTCGAAGGTCTGCGCTTATGCGTGGAGTATTGATGTAGAGAAGGTGGGACGTTTTTCTGCATAAAAGCACCCCCGACAGGATCACTCCTGCCGGGGCGTTTGTTTTGCTCAATATCTAGTGTGCATCATTCAGTTTTTATCATTTGCAGCTTTGCAGCCGTGTGCCGCGCTCGTGCGTAGATCTGCGGCAGTCTGCGTGTGATCGTGCTCCGCGCCATGTCCAGCTCCACCGCAACATCAATCTGCGGTGTTTTATCCATGACATAGCGCCGGACGATCTCCGCGTCCTGCTCACTGTAGCCTGCCTGAGATATGATCTGCTCCCACTCGCCTTGCAGCAGGCCGGTCAAGTCATCCGGAATCCGCACCCTCGCGCTGATCGTCACCACCTCCAATCCGGGTGGCGCGGCACACGGGGCGTTACTGCTTATGATTCAGGATGGCGATGTTGCCCTTGTTCGACACCTCGAGATCCAGCGCCTTTGCGATGTCCCGAATTTTAATATAATTCGTGCCGTCCTTCAAGATGCGCTCGACCTCAATCTCTTTGCCGTCGACGATCATCTTCGATTTCGTGACCACCTCGTCCACCTCCTCCAAGAGTTTCTTAAAATCGGCCCATTTCTTTTCGTCCACCAGCGGCAGGGGGCACAGCTTCATTGAGATGTCGTAGTGCCGCACCACGGCCTGCACGTTCGGCAGCTGCTTCAGCAGCATCTGATAGAGCCGCGCAGCGTTGCGCATCGTCGCTTCCGGAATGTAATACTTACCGGATGCGTCCGTGTGGCTCACCATCTCGATACTGACGGTGTTGTAGTTGCCGTATACCTTGCCGTATTTGCCGCTCCTGCCGTCGCCCACGGCCCACGCAACCACATCCAGCGGCACACACTGGTAAACGGTGTCGCCCTCGTCTACCACGAAATGTGCCGACGCAGCGCGTCCCTCGGAGCCGTTCGCGAAATACCGGGCGTTCCCGATCGCCGTCGCGTGCAGGCCGGTATTGGCCGTGTAGTGGAACACGATTGCCCGGATAGCCGAGAGCGGACGCTTTCCGCCCACTCTCGTTGCCCTTATGGTATCGTTAATTTTCAGTGCCATTTGCGCCTCCATAAAGCTCATGGTGGAGCGACAGCACCGCAGATTCGATCATCTTGTCCACGGTATCAGAATCAAATTTGATGCCTCTCTCGGCGAGGTAGTGCAGCACATACGCCTTTTTCTCGGCGCCCTCGTTGGCATTGTAAAGCTGCTCCGCCGCCTTGACCGCGATCTCCACATACGCCTGCCACTTTTTGAGCTTGTCCGCGCCGACGCGCTCCTTGATCCACGGGATCAAGAACGCCGATACCAGCGCCGAGATCAGCGCGATCACTGCCGAAATGATTTCTGTGTAGTCCATATTATGTACTCCCTTCGTCGTCCGATTTTTTTGCAAATACTCTCTTTGCAAGGAGCATCAGCAGCTCCCCGCCAAACGCCGCTCCGGCGTAGGTCAGGATGTCGGAAAGGTCTATGTCCCTGTCCATCACCAGTGCTGCGGTTTTGACCATCGCCGCCCAGAGCAGGACGCCAAACAGCACCCAGATGCAGAAATACACCAGCTGCCGTGCCATCTTCCCCTTCGTCAGGCGGCTCTTTCTAATTTGCCTCATGCCGTCCGGCCTCGCACTGCTCTTCGAGCTTATGGAGCGCCTTTTTGACATCCCCATTGCCACCGCGATTGACGTACTTCTTCCCGGCGATCAGCCGCTCCGACATGGGCATCTCGTCCGACATGATCGTGAGGCGCAGAATGCTTAAATACTGCTCATCCTGCAATCTCGTGATCTTGTCAATCTTCTCGTCGATGGCCTTCAGGTGCGCGCTCTGCGCGTCGCCCTTGCCTTTCTTCTTCTGGATCGCGCTGACGATTGCCTGGACGATGGTCGTCAGCGCAGACGAGCCGAGGATCGCTACAATGATCGTGGTTGCATCCATTTCTCTTTCTCCTTTATACTTCGGTAAAATACAGCCCCACCAGCTCATGAGGCAGGAACTGAAGCGTCACCTTGCCGCCCGGCTGCTCGCCCGTCCGTTCGCAGCGGTAGAGCTTGCCGTCTTCCGGATCGGTGTAATACAGGCCGTAGGTGTACTCCATGCCTTTTGCGGCTGGAATGGGGTCCTCCTGTGTGCCTGTGTGCTCCTCGTCGATAACCGTAAACATCGCCGGTGTCTTGTCCGGCTCCCAACCTTCCTGCGTCGTGTGCGCCTGTCCTTCGTTGACGCGGAACAGCCTGTCCGTGCCATTGACCGGGAACACAAGTCGGTCGCCCGCTTTGATAACCAGACCAGGTTCCCAGCGTCGGTAAAGCTCCATTGCCTTTAGCGCGTCTGCATCCGTCAGACTGGCTGAAGCCTTGACGATATAGGGGCGCAATGCTCTTGCCCTTTCTGTATATGTCATCATTCCGCCTCCCCAAGTAAAATTTTCGCCGCTGTCTCTGCATCCGTCAGCGGGATCGCCGCACCCATTTCCTCATAGCTGCCCTCTGGTTCTGTACCTTTCAGCAGCTTGCCCGCAAGCCGGAACACCGTGTCAGACAGTGCCTGATACTCCTTCCCGTCCTCGTCGGTCAGCGTCACGGCCATCTTCGCACAAAAGCCCTCGGCCTCCGCTTCCTCGCACGGTACATAGCATCCGTTGCCGTGCAGTCGGATCAATACGATGCTGTCCGCATACCCGGCAAACGCACCCTCTTTTTTTACTGCATACATGATGCCCCTCCAAATTTCTCTTGATAGATTTTCTCCAATCGCTCTGTACTGGCCGTCCGTAACCGATTCTTCCAATAGCCGTTTTCCTGTTCCGGCCACAGCTCATCTACAAAATCCTCTCCGCAGCCGTGTTTCATGTACCAGCGATAGAGCTTTTCTAGCATATCCTGCCGGTATTTTCCCTCATCGGTCAGTGGTCGAAAATGATTCCAACCGTTTTCACTCGTCACGCAGCAGATCGGCCTTTCGTCGAGATAGAGGAACCCGCCTCGTTCCTGTAAGACTGTTCCGAATGGGATGTTGACTTCGCCGGAAATAGATTTGCCCTTGAAACGTTTGTATGTGATGTAGTCCATATCCGTACCTCATACGCAAAAGCCGGGCGCGAAGCCGAGGGAAGTGTACGCGAGGTAGTTGTCGACTGCGCCGTTGGCGCTCACACTCGCGAAACCGTTGGAGGAGCTCGCAAGCGGGGAACGGAGCCACCAAATAGCGGCGGTACTCGTGCCGTTGTGCTTGTACTTGATTTTGCTATTCCCGGCGGAATAATAGGTGTACTGCGCTTGTTTGTTCTTCTCGTTCGTGTTTCCGTAGGAAATGCTACCGAAAACCTCGAACTCCGAGAGGAGGAAAAAGTAATCCGTCGTCGCTGTGATGTAGCTCGCCGTCGAGCCGCCGCCGTTTGCCGTATTGTCCGTGTACTTGGTAACGGACTTGAGGGTGGCACGGAGCGCTTCCGGAATGGCTGCGATAATCGTCCCGGCGGCGCTCGATAGGCTCGTCCCGCAAATGTTTGTACGCATTTGCGAGTTCGCCCATCCGCCGGAGTTCGTGCTGCTCGCGTTCATAGTGAAATAGCCCGCGCCAGCGGGGGACCATCCAATATCCGGCGCATATTTGCTATCGCATAGGCAAACGTCTGTACCGCCGGAGAGCGCGGTCTTTGCAAGCTGAAAATGGATGCGGTTTGCGCCCTCGACGCTCGCGTTATGGTTAAACCCGATAATGAAAGCGTAGGTCGTGACATTCGAGAGCGAGAGCTTTCCGACCGTGCCGTTAAGCGTGATTTCCTTGCGGTCGCCGATGCTCCAATAGTTCGCGCCCTCACCCTTGTCGGATATTTTTTTGATGGTCGCCCAGTCGTTATCATTCAGCACAGCCGAAACAAAAGAGAGCGTAACCGCGTAACGATCCGTAAAAGTGACGCTTTTCGTATCGGACGTTTGCCCGTTGAGCGTAGCCTTTACACTCCATGTACCGGCCTCCGGCACGGTCAGCGTACACGTTCCATTGACCGATGTACCGCTTACGACCTTGCTTCCTTTTGTCGCGGTAACAGTTGCACCAGATGTCACGGTTACAATGATTTGCAGCTCTGTGCCGGTCTGAATGGCCTGAATGGCGGAGATAAAACCGGATGGGAATTGCAGATCGGCACTGGTGTTGCCCTTTGTCCGGATCGCATCCGCGACCTGCGTCAGCTTCGAATCCAGCGACGCCGAATCAACGACCTTGTCGTATGCCATCAGTACGCACCTCCGCTCCACGTCGGCAGCGCCGCCAGCACGTCATTGACCATGCTCGTCTGATCTGCCGCCGTCCAGTAATCCGTCCCCTTCACCGGCGTGTGCCCGGCGGGCCCCTGCGGGCCGGTCTCACCCGGATTGCCCTTCGGGCCCTGCGGCCCTGTGCTGCCAGTGTCGCCCTTCTCACCTTGTGGCCCCTGCGGCCCAGTATCGCCGGTCTCGCCCTTGTCTCCGGGATTACCCTTGTCACCCTTCGCGCCGCGCGAGGGCTTCGTCGTGTCCGTGCTTCCGAGATACCAGTTCCCATTCGCACCGATCGTCGGGGTTATGCCGTTCGTTCCGTTAGTGCCGTCCGCGCCCTTCGGCCCGGTCTCGCCCTGCGGGCCTTGCGGGCCGACTGCGCCAGTATCGCCCTTGTCGCCCTTGTCGCCCTTCGCGCCCTGCAAGGGGCCGTTGTTCACCCACGCATGGGTCACGCCATCGTAGATGTAAATGTCATAAGGCTCCGCCGTGCCGACGCCGTAGGCCATACCAGCCTCCGGGTTCGCCACCGCAGCGCTCAGTGCCGCAGCGGTCGCGTAGTAGCCGAGCACCTTAAAGCCGGAGCCGGTATCGCCCTTCTCGCCCTTCTCGCCTTGGATGCCTTGCAATCCGCGCTCGCCCTGGATGCCCTGTTCGCCCCGAATTCCTTGGATGCCTTGTTCGCCCTGATCTCCCTTGTCGCCCTTGGCTCCGCGTGATGGTTTCCCGGTGTCGGTTGTCCCGAGATACCAGTTCCCATTCGCGCCAATCGTCGGCGTCGTGCCGTCCGTGCCGGGGTCTCCCTTGGCTCCTGTGTCGCCCTTTTCGCCTTTCTCGCCGCGCTCACCTTGCAGTCCTTGCGCTCCCTGCTCTCCTTTTGCGCCGGTCGCGCCGGTGTCGCCTTTGTCGCCTTTGTCCCCTTTTTCGCCCTTTGCGCCCGTTGCGCCAGTGTCTCCCTTGGCCCCAGTGTCGCCCTTCTCGCCTTTCGCGCCAGTGTCTCCCTTCGGCCCCTGCGGCCCCATGACGGAACCCATATCCAGCTCTTTTCCGTCCGTCAGCGTAAAGATCAGATGGCCGTCCGCCTCGCGGACTTCAATGCCCTTCACGCCGCGCGAGGTCTGCCCGCTCAATGTGACCAAAATACTGTTCGGAATTTCAACCTTCACTGTCTCACCTCATTCCACCCGGACTTTGTTGTCCCGCGCCAGCGTCGTCCGGTCTCCGTGCGAAAATTCCACGTCGTAGGTGTATCTGCCCTTCGGGAACTTCGCGCTGATCTCCGCGTCGACCACAAGCGTCACCTGATTGTTCGCGACGTTCGAAAACGTCTTGCTCCAAACCTCCGCCCGCGTGTCGTCTCGAAACGTGATCTTCACCGTGTCCGTCGCCCCAATGTCCACGGCCGTTCCGTCCTGATCGACAAGATCCGCCTGAATGACGACGCTGAATGTATCTCCGGCATACCAGCACAGCACGCCGTTCGAGATTCGCGGGCTTGCGTATGCTCCCGGAATTGGAATTCCCATTTTCATCAACTCCTTTCCCTCAGTGTAACAGCTCCTACCGGCAGATTCACCCCACGCAGCACTTGACGGCTCCGCCCTCCGCGCGCTATACTGTTCTTATCTCAAACAGGAGGAGAATATTTTATGCTGGACAAGAACGATTTGGCACTCATTAAGGATTTGCTCGACACGCAGACTTCCCGCATGATAGATGTAATGGAGGCCCAGAAAAAAGAGATTCTTCAGGAGACCGCCGCCTCCACGCGCGTTCTTATCGAATCTTCAATTATGCCGAAATTCAATCTTCTTGCCGAAGGCCAACAGACGCTGCTTGAAACGCTCGCCCCGAAAAGCCGCGTGGAAGAGCTGGAGGAAGAGGTCGATTTCCTGAAATCCATTATCAAGCTGCACAGCGAGCAGATCGCCGAACTAAAAAAAGCCCAGTAAAAAACCGGAGCGGTCATCCCGCTCCGGTTTTTTGTTACTTGTCATCTTCCAGCCACTTGTCGATGTCCTTCTCTTTCTCCTTCCGGTCATACCCGATGGCGGCATAAGCGTCCAGCAGCAGCTTCTTCAGCCGCTTGCGCTCCGCGCTGTCCGCCGCAATGTACTGCTGCTTGTACTCGCTGGTAATTTCTCGTGCCAGCGTTTCAGCTTCTACACCGTTGTCCAGATACTCCTTTGCCGCCTTGGCGACGTCTCCGGCGCTTTCTACCGTGGAAAGGAAGCTGTCGTATTTCTTGTATCCCTTGCCTCCCTTCCACTCGCGGATTTTCCAGTAGGCGTCGTTCTCGTCGTCTGCAAAGTCGTTTGCGACGAGTTTCTGGATCGCTTTCTGCTCGCTGATTTTTCCCTCGCCGAAATCTTCCCGGATGCTTTCCTTGAGCTGTTTGTCCTTCGCGTCCTGGATCTTTTTCTCCATATACGCGATACGCTCTTTCTCGGTCATCGGCTCCATTTCCTCTTTGTCCGTATCATTGGCAATGACATTGTAGAAATAGTCCGCCTTGGCCTTGTCGCTCACGCCCTTGTAGCTCCCGAGGAAGATCTTCTTGTTTGTGTCTCCGTCGATCTTCTTGACCGCCTTGATGAAGGCGAATGTTTCCCGCTGATCCTCGTATTCCGTCATGGTCTCGTATGCCGTGGTCTCCTTGGCGTTCAGATTCTTAAACCCGCTTTCTACCCAGTCCTGCGCAGCCTTGGTCGAGCTTTTGCCGAATACAATGTTCGTCGTCCATGCCCGGATCTTGTCCGCCGTCGTGTCAGTGTAGACCGGGTATTGCAGGACGCGCTCGCCCTTGCTGTTCATCTTGTAGCTTCCGCCCGCCTTGGTTGCAGCGGCACCTTCAATGGATTTCTTGAGCTGTCCGCCGCCAAACGGCAGTACCCAGTATGCCGCTGGGTCTTTCAGCGACAGCAGCAGCTTCTCGGTTTTCTGCTTCGCATCCAGATCCTCGGACGCCGCAATGCTGATCATATTTCCGATATCCGGGAATGTACTGGTGTACGGCAGCTTGCCGCCGCCCACAAGATTCCCGACAAACGGCAGCTCCTGCCCGATCTCTGTTGCAAAATCGACCGTCGTGTTCAGCCAGTGTTCATCCTCATCCTTCTCCGTCCACCATTTCTGGCCTGTTGCAAGTGCGCGGATGGCATTATTCCGGTCGTGCCCGGAATAGCTTGCCGCACCCTCGATGATAAGATCGATTGGGTCAAGCATCGGTCGTCGGCCTACTACTAGTTCATAGAACTCATTGTAGATCCAGCTTTCCAGCGCAAATTTGAGCAGCGCCCATGCAATCGCGCCGACGCCTTTCTTCCGCTGTTCTGCCGGGAGATCTTTGAACACATACGAAAACGTGTTGTTCACTTCGAGTTGGAACTGTGTGAACATTTTCAGCAGCGGATTCCGGGATTCAAACAGTGTCGGCATCGCGCCCTTGCTGCGGTCTGCCATGACACCCGCCGCAAAATCGTCTGCTTCCTCCATCGCGCTTTCCTCGCTCATGCCGCGCTGAATGTTTTCCATGTACCGCGCCCGGACGATGACGTTGGAGGAATACCAGTCGATCAGCTCCATCGGCTTCGACAGCACCTTGCTCGCGTTGTCCGCCCAGCTGTTGACCAGCGTATCACTGCCCGCTCTGCTGGTAAGAAAGTCGCTCCGCTCTGCGAAATCATCATGTACCCATGCGTTCGCCGCCTGCTGGTACATTGCTTTCGCTACAGACGTGATCTTCATCTGTGCCGCCGCCTGCGCAATGACGCCGAAGTTCGTCAGCCACGATCCCGGATTCAGCGCCACCATATTTGCCGCAACCTTCGTCTGCCACTTCTTCAGGAAACTGTGCACCGACCGGTTCAGCAGCGATTCCACATCGCGGTCGAGCGTGCTTTTTTTGTTCGCAAGCAGATTGGTATACTCATCGACGTTCGCCACCCACAGAGACAGTGCATAGCGCCCTTCCCGCTTGATCTCGTCGATCTTATCTTTCTTGTCTTCCTCCGTCAGATTTTCGTTCGCGCGGATGGCGTCGATCTGTTCCTTGATTCCATCGTTCGATGCAAGGTAGCGCGCATTTCTCGCCAAGGACCGCAGATTCTGAATGACGTCCGTGTAATAGATGACGCTCGCCGCGCCCTCGACGTACTTGTCGAATCCCTTCACCGCGTCGTATGCCGTGCGGAATCCCTTTCGTTCCTGTGCGTTGGCGAGCCACGGGATTCCGGGCTTGAAATTCTTTGTCTGTCCGTTGATCGTCGTGGGCAGCGCGTCAGGGCCGCGTTGTTCCTTCCGCTTTTTGAGCCACCATGTGAAGATTCCCTTCGCATCATTCGGCAAAACTTCGATCCCAGCCTCGACGCCCATTGCCATTCCCATGAGGTTCAGGATTCCGTCCGACGTTCCAATCCCGAAGTGTGGGAAATACCCCGCCCGGTAGTTGACCGGCGCATAGCCGTTTCGGATGCGCGTCGCGTTCATCATCTTGTAAAGCTCATCATAGATCTTGCGGAACTCCTTCACCGCGTTCTGGATCTTGGCCTTGTCTAACCCCGGATTCTTGTTCCAGAGTTCCGAGACGATGCCTTCCCATTCTTCGAGTGTTTTTCCATCCCGCTCCTTGATGCGCCCCTTGCTGGCTTCCATCACGCGGATGTTGTCCTGCGCCTCGCCGAGGATCTGCACGGCTGCGGCCTCGCTGACGATGTTTCCCTTTGCTCTGTGCCGGCTCAGCTTCAGCGCCTTTACGCGGGCGCGCAGATCGTTCTTCATCCGCGTGGCGTTCGCCGTCGCCTTTCGCACCGGTTCAAAATAGCCCTTGTTGACCGCCTCGGCGTTCTCCTTCGGCGCGATGTCGCGGACGTTCCGCGTCTGCGTCTCCCTGGCATACTGGAATCCGGTCTTCTTGTCTTTCCACTGGTTGATGTCTCCGAGCGCCGTCTGCGCGTTTTTGTCCCGCTGTTCGTTGATGTGCTTGTTGTATTCTGCGATCTTCAAGGTCGTCAGGTCATAGTCCGCCTTGGCCTCATAGACTGCAAGGATAGAATCCGCGTTCTCCATCCCGGCCACGCTCTCCGGCGTAATGTCGCCGCGCAGCAGCCGGTTCACCATGCGGCGGTCTTCCGCCGTCAGAAGATACTTCTGCGCCTCCCGCTCATAGTTCCGTCTCTGGTCTGCTTGCAGATTATAGAGCGCCTGCACATCTTCTTCCGTCGTCGGCCCCTCATAGACCTTCTCTGTCCGTTTCTGCGCTTCGGCGTAGCGCCGCGCCACGCGCAGATCGCCCATCATGTCCCGGACGTTTGCCTCAAAATCGACCTGTGCCGTCCGCTTCCAGACCGCAGCGTTCTTTCCATTGTAGCTGCGCACGTTCTCTTTCGTGGTCGCCATGCGGTTCGCGCCCATCAGCAAAAGCATTTCCTGCTCCGCCGCATCGGTCACGCCACGCGGGAACAGCTCCGGAATCTTCCGGCTCATGATCTCATAGACCTCGCTCAGAGATTTCCCGCCGGATTCCACCACATTCAGCTTCCCTCTGGTGCGCCGCTTGAACTGCTCGTAGTTTTCAAGTGCCGCCCGCTCCTCTGCGCTCAGGGTGATCTCCGTCATCCGAAGCTGCGGCGCGACGCGCTCGATCTTCTCATAGAACGCCTTTTCCAGCTTCACGCCCTCTTCATAGACCTTTTCAAACGTTTTGTCCATCGTCTCTTTCGTGACGTCTCCGGTCTGGAGGTATTCGTTCGTCAGTTCGTCCAGCAGCTCCCGCGTCTTCTTGACGTTCTGCCCGAACGGCATCCGGAAGCTCCGTTCGAGTTGGTATAGGAAGTCATTCTGCGCTCTCCGCAAATAGGTCTGTGCCCGCTTCGGAATCGTGTTCAGCGTATAGCCGCCCTTCGGCACTTCCTGTTCCTCGGTCTGTTCCTTCGCCTCCTGCTCAGCATCTGCCGAGAATTTCCCATTGACATTTTCGACGTTCCGTGCTACCCTTGATTTAGGCAAGTCACCATTATCCGACCGCGTTTCATCCACAAGGGACGAAACGAAAGAGTTGGTATCGGTGACTTGCTCTATTTTTGTCATGCCATAGAACGTTGCGCCCATATCAGAGAGGCCGATGTTGAATACCCCTTCAAATGCTCTCCCGCCCACAACAAATGTGGTTTTATAATAATCAAACCCATCCGTTGCAAACGCATGATTTTTGTGATCGTCGGAGTGTCCGACATATTCAGCCGCTTCCAGCATTTCATCCAGATTGGCCGCAGCGCGCATCTTCGCTTGGAATACTGTGTCGCTATATTGACTCCCATCATACGCATATTTCTTCGCGCCGTCGAAACTGTATTCTCCGCCACGCCGACGAACCGTCACAGCTGCATATTCTCCGAGCGGAAGCGTCTGGCCGGAGAATTCCTCCTGGATGACCTCTTTCGCCAGCTTTGCGGCTTCCTTGTTGTTCAATCCGATAAACCGCCCCTGTTGCCGATCTACCAATACATACTTCCGGCCATCCTCCGACGTTTCCAAACTAAACTTTCCTTTCGGCGGCGCTCTGGCGCTGTCGGTTTTTTCTGTGCTTTGGGTCTTTTCATTCGTCTGCCACAGCGCATCCATAGCTTCCTTCGAAAGTCCCCCAAACCGCTCGATCCCGGCATAAGCGTCCGCGCAGATCTCCTCGATGTAGTGTGCCAGCTCTTCCTCGGTGTAGCATCCTTCATAAGCCTCGGCGTATCGTCGGGCCAGCGCCCGCAGCTTCTCCTTGCCGAGCTTCTTTGTGATCTGCTCCCGCACCGCATCCAGCATATCCGGCGCGCGGTCTGCCATGTTGTGAAATTCCTCATGCCGCCCGATCTGCTCCACACTGAGCCGTTTGTCGTTGGCCCTGACCCACACGGAATCGCCCATCGCCACGCCGTTCATGTACCGCGTCACCTGAGACGCCTGATTGACGACGCCGATCTTCCCGACAAAGAAATGCACATTCTTGACGCCGTTCTTCTTCAGGTGCTCCGCCGTCTCCCGCAGCGCCGGTGTCCAGAGGCTTTCCGGCACTTCTTGAAAACTCTTTTCCGCCGAGCCGTTTTTGATCCCTATTTCTTTTCCACTGAGGTAGGGCTGCTTTGCATTGCGGACACGATTTTCGATGTCAGCGCGTTCCGCTGCCGCGCTCCTTTGCTGGGATCGCGCTTCTGTGCGGCCTGTGCCCGCTGCCACGCTTCCACTCTGCTTTCCGGAATCCATACCTGCATCCCGTTTGCCGCCGTCATCAGCAGCCGCTTTTCCTGTTCTGCCATTTCCGTTTTCCTTTCCGGCGGCCCATGCCGCCTGTGTGATCTTCGGCTGTACGCCCTGTGCGGCCCTCTGCGCCGCGTTCAGTGCCGCGCCGCTTGCGCCATATTGATAGGCCCGGTTCGCCGCCTCGGCGTACTGCGCCGCGCTCAGCTCCCCGCCTCCCCTTCTGATATATGCAGTATAGCCCTGTGCGACCGCATCCGTCAAGGATGCGGTCCATCCATACTGTGCCGCCGCCTGCTGCACCGTGCGGCTCGCGCTTCGCTCCGTCTGGCGGTCAAGCGTCTCATCCGCCCGCTCCTGCTGGCTCCGCAGCCGCTCCCGTGCGTTGGCCGCGTCCTGCATAGCTTCCGCATCCTCTTGGATTTTCCGTGCGTTCACGCGGTCTGCCTCGCCCCGGTTGATGGCCTCATCGTTATCCAGCACATCCAGCGCGGCTTCCGCCTGCTCGTGCGTGATCTCTCCGGCGTCCTCCGCGTCAAAGATCGCTTTCCGCTGCATATTGCGGTCATAGTCCGCCCGAGACTGCTGCACGTCCTCCACGGCCTTTTCATATTGGTTGTATGCTCTGCTGCTCTGCGCGGCCTCCGCAGCCTCCTGTGCCGCCTGTGTCTCCCCAGCGTCGTCCATCGCAGAGAGCACCCGCCCGATGTCTTCAATATCCGGCGTCCGACCGTAGTCCAGCTTTTCCTGCACGATGGCCGCAGCCTCGCGCACCTCCGTATTTTCAGACTGCGCACCTTGACCCGCGAGGATCTTCGCGTAATATTTTGTCTGCCGCTCCTGCTTCGCCTGCGTCAGCCCGCCCGGCATCCCGGCGAGGTCGCCCAGCGCCGCGAGGAACACGCCGCCGAGGAACGAATTGCCGAGACTTTCCCATGTCACCGAGCCTTTCAGACTTCCATTCAAAACGAGGCTCTGGAACGTCGGCTCTAAAAGCTCCGCGATCACTTCTTCCAGACCTTCCGACACGAAATCAAGCGCCTTGCTGTCCAGCACTTTCATGACCGTCTTGCTTTTCGTCAGCTTCGCCACAGCACGGTTCACCAGACCCACATCCTCATCATAGACCGGGTTTCCTCCGAACAGCTTTTCCGACAGGATCTCCACCGCCGCATTTTGCAGACCGATGAGCACAGCCTGTGTGTCCGTCGCCCCTGCATTGTGCGCGTCGAGCATAGCATTTCCGCCCGCACGAATTCCCATCACCGTCAGCGGCGTGAGCGCGCCGCCCGTCGCCGTAGACACCATCATGTCGCCCACCATCGCTCCGGCGGATGGAAGCTGCTGCAAGATCCACGTCCCGACCGGGCTGTGATCCTGCAGCACCTCGTCCATGATCCGGTTATAATCATCCTGCCACAGCTGCGCGTCTGTATAGTCATACTCCGTCGCCATTCGGTCTGCCAGCGAACGCAGCTTCTCCGCGTATCGATCGCCGCCGAGCGCGTGCAGCATCGCAGAATCCGCAATGTCGCGCAGCGCCCACGCGACGCCCTGATTGACCTTCGTTTCCGCGACGTTGTGCGCCATTTCAAACCCGCTCATCGACTGCGCATTGCTGCCCTCATAAAACGCCGTCAGCGCGTCATCCACAAAGTTCCCCGCCTTTTGCAGCCATCCCGGCGCGATGCGGTTCTTCTGCCGTTCGAGTTCCTTCTTTTCCTGCTGCAAGGCCGCATCATATCCAGACGCGCCGCTCCGCGTCCATGCGTCCTTCTGCTGCGCGTCGATCTCATCGATCCGCGCCTGCATCTGCTCCGCCGTCCAGCCCGCATATTTGTCCTGTTCGGCCTGCCGCTCTGCCTGTCTCCCGGCCTTGTATTCCTCCTGCCCCTTCCAGTATGCGCGGTCGTCCAGCGAGCGGCGCTGTTCTTGCAGCGCCTTTTTCTCCTGCTGTAAATCGGCATCCCAGCCGGAATGGCCGTTCTGCGTCCATGCAGCCCTCTGGCGCGCGTCGATCTCCGCGATCTGCCGCTGCACGTCCGCGCTCTCGGCCCGCAGCGTGTCAGAGCTTTTCGCCTGTTCTGCTTCCCGCTTCGCCACAGCCTCATCATACCCGGCATACACGCCGCGCAGATAGTTGTCATACGAGCCATACTGTTCCTGCATCGCGCTCGACCGGTTGAATTCCTGCTCGCTCAGCTGCTCTTTGCGCTTCTTCTTCCGTTCCTCTCTCCAGTCTTCGTTTTCATGAACTGTTTTCAGTTTTCCGCTCTCTTGCGCAGCTGCGGCTTCTACGTTCTTATAGACATTTGTATTCAGGATCTTCTGCTCTGCCGGGGTCAGCGGTTTCCCGCTCATCTGTTTCTGCCGAAGCTCCTTCTGCTTGAGCGCGTATGTGTAATTCTGGTATGCCGTCTTCTTTGCCGCCGTCGGCATGTTCGACTGCCCATACCCCCTCGCCACAGCCCCCATCGCGTCCGCCCGGCGCTCATAGCCCTGCGTCACCTGCCGCTGCGCCTGTTGCTGCATTGCCGCGCGGTAGTTGGCAAATGCGTCGTAGTTCCGCTCCTCCGCGTTGTACTGCCGCTGCCGCATGGTCTGCGGAAAGTTTGTGGACTGCTCATATTCCCGTAGCGCGTCAGCGCCGCTGCGCTTCCATGTGCCGCTCTGCGTCTGCTCCTGCTGCTGCATTTGGGCAGCTCCGGTGTTCTTCGCATAGCTGCTCGCCTGTTCATACTCCCGCAGCGCATCCGCGCCGCTCCGTTTCCACTTTGCCATAGCTCCCCCTTATTCCAGCGGAATGCCAAACCCCGCCTTGTTCAAGATGCTCGCCAGCTCGTTATACTGCTTCTTGCCGGTCGCGTTTCCGAGATTGAGCTGGTGCACGACGCCTTGGAACAACTCATACGCCTTGTCCTTCTGCCCCATCGCCAGCCATTCATACATCCCTCGCTTGAGCTGATCATACGTTTTCGACTGCACCCCGCCGACACCACCTTTGTTGTAGGTGTTGTCGATGTAGCCTTTTCCGCTCTGTGCGGTCGTCTCCTTGCTCTTGCTGCTCCCGCCCGATCCGCCGCTCGCCCTGCTCTGCGCCGCGAGCTGCTGCAAGTAGGCGCTGTTCTCGTTCGCCGCCTTCTGCGCCCAATAGCTGAGCTGGTCGCTCCACTGGTTGTAGTCCCGCGAATAGGCGCTGTCGTAGGCGCCGCGCGCGTCGGAGAGGTCGGAGTAGTAGTCGTTCACCGTGTCGCGGTACCGGCTGTACGCCTGATTCTCGCGGTCGCTGAGCAGTCCATACTGGTTGTAGAGGTCTGTGCCCTCGTCGCGGTAGCGGTTGTATGCCGCATTGTAAAGATCCGGCACAATGTCGTTCAGGTTTTGCAGATAGGCATTGTACGCCTGCTGCCCCACCTGTTCGCCGTAGGTGCTTCCATAACCGCCGGTCAGCGCCGCCGCCTGGCCCATCGTGTCCTGCATCGCGAGCCGCCCCTGCCGCTGGTACTGCTCACGGTACTGCTGATATACCGGGTCTGTCCCAATGTCATAGCTGAACGGCTTCCGGTTCGCGATCCGGTTGTAAAGCTCCGTCAGCTCGCCGTCCCACTGGCTTTGATATTCCCCCGGTCTGCGGGACTGCACCTGATTGAGATACGCCTGCGCTTGCTGCACAGCGGAGCCTGGCGTGTAACCGCCTTCCAGCCCATTGACTTTGTTTTGCGTATACCCGCTCACGCCCTGCGAGAGCAGCGGACTTTGCCGCTGCGTATATTGCCCCTTGTAGTTGTAGGTCGTCTGTTTCTTGTTGCTCACCTGGCTCTTGTAGCTGCCGTCGGCGTTGACACCTGTGATCCGGTATGTTCCGCCGCCGGTCACGACCTCGTCGCCCGCCGAAAGGCCGGCCGGCGCCTTTCCGTTCTCTACGCGATAAATTGCCATGTCTTCACCCCTTTACAGTTTGAAATACGTCGCCGCCTGCCGCGGCATGTGTGCCTGATTGTATGCGTTCCAAAATCCCTGCCAGTAGCTGTTGTACTTTGCAGCGGCGTTGTTGTACTTCGTCAGCTCGCCGTTCGCGTCGCAGATCTTCATCTCCAGATACCAGCGGTAGATGTCCTCGTACGGAAACGGGATCATCAAAATCGTGTCGAGGTCTACCCCCGGCGGATAGCCGGTGAATTCCCCCATATCCTCTTCCCGCTCATGCGCCCGGAATACCTCACGATCTGCAATGCCGTCCAGCTCACTGAGCCAGTGCACCTTGTCATCCTCGCCGTACTGATTCGGCATCAGCCGGTCGATTGTTTCAATCGCTTCCCTGATTCTCATAAACCCTCCTTCTACGGAAAAGAGGGAGCTTTGCAGCCCCCTCCCGTCCATGCCGCACTGGCATTTCGTTGTTACTTCGGTTCGCTCCTGCGGTTGGCCTCAAAGGCTTCCTGCTGCGCCGCCTGTGCCTCCATCAGGCACTCGTAGACCGGCAGCGGTACCTGCGTCCGCTTGCCGCGCGGCACCTGAAATGTCCGGCCGTTCACGCCGACAAGCTGGAACTGCTGTTCGTTGTTGCCCGCCCGCGGCAGCGTGATCTCCCGCATGTCCTTCCACGGGTCATACGCTTCGGTCACTTCGGTCTTTACCATTGCTGTGCTCCTTCCTTAGTTCGCCGGGTCTGTCGCGGAATACGCGCTCAGGCTTTCAATGCGCACCATGCGATCCTCGTATAGGATCTTCGCCGCGCCCTCATACTTATAGCCGACGGTGCTGAACTGGTTCAGCGGGCCGCCCGCCTCGTCCTTCGTCTTCACGATCATCTCCATGTTGCCGCCGTCCGGGTCGATCATCGCAAAGGCGTCCTTGCCCATGACCAGCGTCGCGTACACGCTGTAATAGACCGCCGGGTTGCCGCTCGCAGCCTCCGTCTTGACCGGGCATGTGCTGTCGTTCCAGATCTTCTGGTTCGTCGATTCGATGAACCGCACGCCGTGCAGCTCGCCGATCTCGCCGTTGAACATCTCGGTCGTCGCAGCGTACTTGTGCGCCTCGATCCATTCCTTGCTCTGCCGCAGGTCGTATGCGACGGACGGATGGATGACGGCGACATACTTGCCGTTGATCGTCGGCGCGTGCATCTTCTTCAGCGTGGTCACGGCCTTGTTGATCTCCGTCGGCGTCAGAACCGACGTCGTGTCCATGCCGCTTCTCGTGGTCACTTCGGTGTGCACGCCCGTCGTCGCGTTCACCTTATCGCACAGCTGCTTCACCGTGCCGCCCACGACCTCGTTGCGCACCATCTTGTCCACGCTCATGCCGCCGGACGCGCCGAGCTCTTCGGTCGCGCCGAGGATGGCGTTGTCAATGGCGTGCAGTTCCAGCTGGTCGGAGATCGTGACGTACAGGCCCTTCTGCACGATGTCCTGCGTCATGCTGGACATGCCGAGCTTCTGGCCCGTCGGGATGACGCCCTCGGTCAGCGTCTCCGCCTCCGGCAGCGTGTTCCACTTGCGCCATTCCACGCTCTTGCCGTGGTTGCGCGGAAGCGCCTGTTTCTTCGCCAGCTGCGCGAAAATGAGTTCCGGACGCGCATTCTCCAAGAGCTGCGTGTCATAAAACGTCTTCATCGTCGGCGTCAGTTTGTTGGTCGTGTCAAACGCCGTAGTCGTGCCCGTGTATGCGTTCACATAGTTGCCGGTCGCGTTGACCAGCGTACCCGCATCCGCGAAAAACTGGAATCCAATGTTGCTGTTACCCATGATTTTTTCCTCCTTCTTCTCAGAGGACGATTTTTTCCCCCCTCTGAACCCTTCTGATGATGTCCTCGCGCTGCTGCTTCGACCAGCTGCGCGGGTCTGTGTTTGTGAATTGCCCGCCGTTGGCGTTCCCGCCGATCTCGGCAGGCCGTGCGCCCTGCGCGGCAATGGTCTGCATGACGTTGTTTCTCGCCTGTGCTGCCACCACCTGCGCTTGCGCTGCCTGGATCTCTGCCATGTGTACCACTTCGTAGGCTGTCTTCGGCGGGACGTTCGCCGCAATCAGCCTGGCGAAGTCTTCGTTTGCCATCTCGGCCTCAAAGCTCGTCCCGTACTGCCCGGCAACATCCCGGTCAAATGCCGACCGGATGCCGTTGAACTGCTCCTGAAGCTGGTACTCCTGCAGCTGGCGGCGCATCCCTGCGGTTTCCGCGCGAGAAGCATACTCGCTGCGCACCGCGTCAGCCGTCGAGCCGCGTTCCATGGCTTCTGCTTCGTAGAGACGGTTATCCGCACCGAACTTCTGCGCCAGCGCCGCATAGTCGATCTTTCTCGGGTCTGAGGTGTCAATTCCATAGAGCACGCCCAGCCGGTCGACCACCGGAGCCATCGCTTCGATCTGCGCCTTCATCGCCCCCTGCCCTTTGAGCCGCTGCTTCACGGCCTTCTGTACCGCCGCGCCGACTGCGCTGTCGTACTGCTGCTTGTACTTTCCCGCGATCAAGCTCTCAAAGGTCTCCTCCTGCTGTCCCTGAGCGTCCGGGACGTTGGCCTGCTGCTGCGGCGCTTGCGCCTGTGCCGGAGCTGCCTGCCCGCTCATCTGCTGACCGGCGACGTCAGCCGCGCCCACCTGGGGCGCTCCTGCCATAAGTTCCTCCATAAAGCAAGTCCTTTCTGACTTTCTAATTTCAGTCTACCATGCGTTTTTTGTGATTTCACCCCACGCCGGCAGATCGGTTTTTTTATTCCGGCTGCGTGGCCTTCTGCGCCTGTTCCCGCGCGTTTTGTACCTTCGTCGGCTCCTGCTGCTCGCCGGTTTTGATCTCTGCCAGCTTTTCATCCTGCGGAGCCTGCACGGCCTGTCCGCCCTCCATCAATACCTGTTCGGCCAGCGCCTGCCCGAGCGAAGGATCATATCGATCTGCCACGGCAAGCGCCATCTGCTGCCACTGCGCCAGACGCTCCGCAAGGTCGGCGTTCTCCTGAATCTTCTGCACGATGCTGTCCTTCCCGTCGAAGTCCATCATGTCCAGCGTCGCGAGCGCCTGATCCACCATTTGCGGATTGAAGAAGCCCAGCTGGAAGAATTGCAGCGCCAGCTCGTTCTGCGCCATCGCCGTATATTCGCTCGCCTTCTGTGCCGAAACTTCGATATCAAATACCGGCTTCCGCATCCCGTCCGGCTGCCCGTCCTTGCCATAGAGCGGCTGCATCTGCAGCCCTTGGTTGGAATACTGCACGAATTCTTCCGCGCCGCGCTGCCCCACAATGCGGAACTGACGCGGCAGATCGTAGAATTGCCGAATTCGCTCAATCACCATGCGGATGAGCCGCGCATAAGCCCGGTATGCCGACTTTGTGCTGTCCTTGCTCGACCGGCCCGATGCTTCCTGCAGCGCCGCAATCGCGGAGGCCGCCGTCACACCGGAGCTTGTCGCGCCGTTGTTGACGTCCGTGTTGCCGGTCGTCCATTTCAGTTCCTCGATCTTGTTCTGCAAAATTGTGATGTAGTTCGCGCTCAACGGGTTTACCTGGATCTGCATCAGCGAGTCCTGACTGAGATTGCCGTCCACGTGCACAAAAGGCTTCGTCCAGTCCGCAAATTCTTCCTCGTTTACCGCGCCGTCGCTGCGCCGAAACCACCGGGGCGACGCCGCCATAATTGCGTTCTTGATGATCGCCTGATTCATCCGGTCGATCTGCTCCTGCGCGCTCTTGCCGATGTCGATGTAGCCATAACCGGCGATGCTGCCCTCCACCGGGAACAGCGCATCCACCACAAACGGATAATCCCCGTCGTCGTAAAGGCCCGTCTCCGCCATGGGGCTTCCGACCGGCGTCTGCACAACCGAGCCGTCCGGCATCTGCTGCGTGCTATATTTCTGCTCGCCGTCGTTCTCGGTCGCCAGCAGTACGTTGTCTCCGACGAATTTGCAGAAATGCAGCACACTCTTGCCGCCCCGCCACTTCTTGTAGTACCAGTCCACCACCATGCTTTTGTTGTCCGTCGGCACGGTGTCATCTGTGTTGTACTGCTGCATGATGTTGCCGGTCGATTTCAGCTTCCCTTCCAACTCCGGATACTTGGCCGTCAGGATGTCGTTGTCGACCAGCTCCGTCACAAAGACGTTTTTCGATTTCTGAATGTCTGTGATCCCCGGCTCCCAGAAAAAGCTCAGAATGTCTACCGCGTTCACGGCGATGTCGCCGATTCCGTTCAGCTTGGAGCTGTCCCAGCTCACGTGCCAAACGAGCGTTCCCTGCTTCAGCTTCGTCCACTGGCTGTCCGAGTAGACTTCCTCGAAATCGTTCTGTTCTAGGATCACCGGCAGGATGGACGAGAGCCGCTTGGCTTCTCCACGGTCGTCCGGCTCCCTTGGCCGGACGGCGGGCGCAGGGTATGCCGCGATCGCGTCCGCGTGCTTTCCCATGATGACGTTAAAGAGCCATGCGCTCGCCCACTTATCGTCCATCGGATTCCCTTTTTGAATCTGCCGCCAGCTCTTGAGCCGCCACCAGTTTTCGCTCGCCGTCACGCGCGCTTCAAGGTTTGCCTTGCCCGCCTTGTATTTTTGCAGCGTGGCAAACGCCTGCCGCACCTGCGCTTCACCGATCGGCTGCGTCAGCACCGGCGCCATCTGTTCATTCTCCATCGTCTGCATGTTCTGTTCCTGCATCGGCTTCCTCCTTTTCCTCTTTTTTGTGGATCTGCTCCGCTTGGATCTGCCCAATCGCCATCCCGTGCAGCTCTGCCATGAGCGGCTGCAGCACCAGTTCCACCACCACAGGCGGCAGACCGGATTCATTGATGTCCTTGATCAGCTTCTCCCGCAGCGCCTCGATCGCCATTCCAATTCCCATGTTGCTCCTCCTTATGTAACCTTCGTTCCGTTAACGTATAGCCCGGATTCAGCGTAGATGCTGACCATCCCGCCGCCAATGGTGATCGATCCATTCGTTCCGCCGCCCTGTGCACCAAGATAGACGTTTCCAGCAGACGTCAGTCTCAGTCCGTTCGAACCGTACACTTCCATGCCCGGGTTTCCCTGTGAATTATAACTCCCATACAAAATCCCTTGCGACCCAACCGTGACCGTGTTCCCCGCCAGATTCCCGCTGTACTGCCCCTGCGCTGTAACATAGCCCATCAGCGCGCTCAGCTGCGAATACACCGTTTGTGTCAGATAGTTCAGCTGTGTCGCGATCTCGTTCCCACCGACATACAGACTGCTCGCCGTAATGGTCCCCGAAATGCTTGCGCCGCTCGCCGTCAGATTCCCGCTCGCGTCGACCTTGAAATTGCTGCCGAGGCTCAGCCCGCTCGTTCCGAAATACAGTCCGCCGGACGCGCCCCATGTGTTGTGGGTACGGTAGATGCTGCTGTCCGATACCGTCCACGGCCCGATCGTCGATCCGCTCGCCGCCGTCAGCGTCCCGGATAGCACCGCATTTGTCGCTTCCAGCGTGCCGGACGGGAAGTGCAGCTTCTTATCCGTGAGATACGCCACTTCGCTTCCACTTTGCCAGAAGGACAGCCTCCCAGGCGTCACGGTCACGAGCTCATTTTTCTTCTGGTCTACCACGGTCTCGCCGTCTTTCGTCACCGTGGTCTCGATGTTGCCGACGCCCACGCCGTAGACCGGCACTGCGCCGTTGTAATAGAGCAGCCCGGTCTTCACATATTGCTGTGACTTCACCGTGAAATCATTGTTGATGCCCGCCGCGTAGTCATAAAGCTGCCGGATGCCGAATTCGTTTCCGTCAATGGTCATCGTGGCCTTCTGCCAGTACTTCCCGAAGTCCGATACCGCGACATAATTGCCCGAGAGCTTCGTCTGAAATTCCTCGCTGTTCGCGGCGGCGTAGTCCGCCGTCTTGATAATCAGCGCCTTGAGCTGCCCAAAATTCCCGAGCTGCGTCTTCCGCTCCGCGTCCGGCAGGCTGTCCGCATCAATGGCCCGCGACACTTCCTGCAGCACCGCGCCCGCCGACCAGTCCGCGAGGTTGAGCTGATCCGTCAGCGTGCGGAGGTAGCGCCGCATGGATTCCAGCTGCTCCCCGCTCGTCTTTCCGGCAATGGATGGGTACGCCAATTTCATGCTGCCCATCGTCGCACCTCCTTTCTCATGCGTCGCTTCCCGCTTCCAGCACGCGCGTCAGGCCGTATAGCTTGATCTCGCCCTTGCCCGTCATGCGGAATTGCATGTGGTCGCACCGGCAAGGTCGAATCGGCAGCAGGAACGTCCGCAGTCCTTTCCCGTCCAGATGTCCGCTGTGCCGCCACTGTCCGTCTGAATCGTACTGAATCCAGAAATCCATGCTGCTTCCTTTCGGCAGCTGCATCCGCAGATCGAGCCGCGTGATGTACTTCTTCCCGGCGAGGCCGTATGTCATCATCCCGGTTTCCGCCATCCACTCGACGGCCCCTTCCAGTTGTCCGGACGACCCATACAGACAGTCTACGTGCTTCTCGCTGTCCAGGCAGTAAAGCTCATCGTCCACGCGGGCAAACTCTGCCGCGTGCAGGCTGTCCTCCTTGTGCCAAAGTCCGCGCCGCGTGTCGTAGCAGAAGAGCGCCCAGACGTTTTCTCCATCCCGCATCGAGATGTAATACTTCCCGCGCGCCCCTCCGGCCACGGCCTCATAGTAGAGTGTGTTTCCGAACGCGCTGCCGATGTTCTCCGGCATCCCGCCCGTGTAGACGCAGACGCCCATGCGCGACTTGTAATAGAGCCGGTCATCTACCACAACGAGGCTCTTTTCCGATCCGCGCTGCACGCCCTCACATTTCTGCACGACGACCTGATGTGCGCCCTGTGCAGATGGGTATACCCGGTGGAAGCAGTCCTCCTTGAAGAAGATCGGGCTGTCAGCCAGCGTCGCCGCGCCCGTCCATCTCCCATCCGTGCCGCAGCTCGCGCGCCAGCTGTCCGTCGCCACGCCCTCATAGCACTCCCAGTTCTTGAAGTCCCCAAGCTTGCAGCAATAAAGCTCGTTCACGGTCTCGCCGTCCACCACGCCATACTTGCAGCCCCAGAGCCGGTTTCCGCTCTCGGTCACATGGTCCATGTCCGGCACCTTCCGCTCAGTCTTTACCGTCCCGCTCGTCAGCTCCGTCGTCTGGTCGACAAGGCCCACGATCACGATGTAGCTTTCCGCCACGTCGTATAGGATGTGCGAGCCGTTGAGCGCTTTCACCTGCTCACTTCCGGTCAGCCCGCTCAGCTGGATTCCATCGTACTTGGAAAATCCCTGTCCGATGCCGTCCGCCGCGAGCTTGAGATAGACCGTCGGCACCGACACCCATTGCGAGGTTGTCGCCGCGTACTGCTTCAGCGTGTGCACGCTTCCGCTCGTGTCGATCCAGTATTGGCCGTTTGTCGCGTTCTCCGGCTGATTGCTCTGCGTATAGCTCACCGTGATTGCCGTGCCGTCCACCGTGCAGAGCGAAATGCCGAGCTTCCGGCTCGCGCCAAGCGCCACGCTGTTTGCGTGCCCCATGTAGCCGTTGTCCGAATACTTTTCCGTGTTAAAGTAAATGCCGTCCGGGAAGATGCAGAGATACGCGCCCATCGACACGATCTGCTTCTTCCCGCTCGTGATCTGCACCGCCGTCATATACTCTGCCATCGAATAGCCGGAGATGTAGAGCTGTTGGTTGTCGATCCAGCAAAGCGCATCCCGCGAGATAAGCGCCTGCGGGCTGTTCAGCTGCCGGTCAAAGCTCCGCTTCGGCCTCTGGCTCAAAAGCGGGTAGTGCTCCGAGCACAGATTTTTCATGTCGTAAAACTCGCCGTCTCCAATTTCGAGATTGTGGTTGTACCCTCCGAAGGCTTCGGTTGTCACCGAGCTTTTCTCGGTATCTGTCAATGCTGGCATCAGCATCGGCCCCACCCCTTTCATTCATGTATTCACCGTTATGCGCCCATTCTCCGGTCTTTCCTCCGGGAATTTTTGTGCCTTCTCGCATATTCATTCGCTTTTCTGTGCATATTTTTCATTGCTTTTTCATCTGGTTCAGCGGATCAGCCCAAATCGGCTGCGCCGGAGCCGTCTGCATCGGGCGAATCGGCCTGCTCATGCAGAAGTACCGCCATTCGTCCGCCACATGATCCTCCATGCTCGTGTCGAGATCTTCAACCTTGTGCTCGTCGTATACCAGAATCGGAATCGTGCGGATAAACGCCTCGCAGTTGCGGAAAACATACATCCGCGGGTATCCGTTCTCGTCGAATTGCAGCCGGTAATGGCATTGCATCCATCCCGCGATGCGCTCGTTGTCGCCCTTGGTGAAATACACGCCGTACCGTGCCGCTGTCTGCTCGATGCTCTCGCCGCGGCTCGCGTCCCAGATTGCCGGGTCTGCAATGCCTGTGATGTCCTTTCCCTTGAGCCATGGGTGCTGCCGCTCGATCTTCGCGATCTCCGCAAACTGTTTGTCCGGTGTCCATTTCACACCTTCGTTCGGTGTCTGCGTGCAGCCGTACAGCTCCAAAATGCGGTAGATCACGCCGTCGTAGTCCACCGCCCACCATGCGCAGGAGAACGGTTTCCCATAGCCGAAGTCGTAGCTCCGGCAGATCGTCCACCCGCTCGGAATCTCGAACGGATCGATGACGTGCGTGCCTTGCCGCGTCTGGTATCCGTCCGGGTTGTTGACGAAATCCTCGAAGAACTGTCCCTCGTAGACGTCCCATCGCCCGTCGAGCCACGCGGCCCGCAGCTTCGGCGGCAGATTCTCCAAACTTCGGATGTAGTCCGGCTGCTCCCGCAGCAGCGCCTTGTTGTCCGTGACCTTCGCTTGTATGAAGGAATAATCCTCCGGATACTCGTCCGGATTGAAAATGCGATCGACAAACAGCCGCTTGAAATAGCCATGGCTCGGCCCACCTGGGTTCAGCGTGTAATATGTCCGCTTTGGGAAACTGTTCGCGCCGCGTACGCAGGCATTGATCTTCTTGATCCATTCCTCGCGGAGCTGCGCCGCTTCGTCGATGAAGATCACGTCATACTCCGCGCCCTGATACTGGTAGAGGTCGTTGTCCTTTGCGCAGTAGCCGAACGCGATGCTGCTGCCGTTCGGGAAACGGAAGATCTTTTCCGTCTGGTTGTACTTTGCAAATCCCTTCAGCTCTGTCCGCAGCTGGTCGATGTGGTTGTTGCGCAGCTCCGGCCTCGTCCGGCGCACGATCAGCTCCTTGATCCCCGGGTATCGCAGCGCCAGCAATTTTGACTTTGCGCGCACCGCCCAGCTTTTCCCGCCGCCGCGCGCGCCGCCGTATGCGATGTGTCTGTGCTTGTCGGTCATAAAGAGCCACTGCTTCGGCTGTACCGTGCCGATTGTCAGCGTTCTCATTCGCTGCTCTCCTCCAGCTCCCGGTCAATCTCAATCTTCACGCCTTGCGTCTCCCGGTTCTTGCTGTCCTCTGTGTCCCGCGCATATCCAAACCCGTATGCAAGTGTGAACTGTGCGCCGCGCTGTGCATCCCGGTCAAAGAGCCGTTCGGCTGCGTATTGTTCCACGCGCAGGCGCGCGCGCGTCACCGTGTCCACAAATTCGCGCTTTGCCTTGTAGTTGAGCAAGCTCTGCCGCGAGGTAAACCCGAGCGCCAATGCAAGTCCCTGAATGGTCATCGGCCTTCCGCCGACGTATACCGGCTCGCCGTTCTTGTTCAGCATCGGCGTTCCATCTCCATCTCGCAGCAGCTCCGGCTCGCAGCTTGCAAAATAGGCGTCGATCTTCTCCTGCATTTCCTCTGCCGATGTGAATGTCGGTTTCCGTCCCATCCGGCGTCACCTCCCTTCGCTTTTAAGCATAAACCATGCTTTTCGGCTTTTCACCCCACGCCAAAAGAGCGCCCGGGCACCCCCGCGCGCTTCCTCTGTGCCAATATCTTTATGCCTGCCGGTCGAAATATCGCAGCTTTGCCGCCGCGACGCTGCACTTCCGGTAATCATAGCTTGCGCAATACCGGCTGATGTACTCTGCCGTGTCGCAGCTCTCCCGGAAGCAGAGCGTGCAGCCGTCTTCGCACTTGATCGTCTTTTTGCCAGCTGCCGCCCAAAATGGGCAGATGTACGCCCTGTGCCAGTAGTCGCTCATGCTCCGCCTCCTTCGTCGTAAAACTTTACTCATTTACAAGGCTCAATCTAAGCGGCGTCCCGTCCGCTTGCGTTCCTGCTCCTTTTCCGGCACACATACATATTTATAATATTGATATCCGTACTTCGTCGCCCGGCACTCCGCCAGCACATATCCGCGTGGCGCCACCGGCGGCCGCTTCGGGCTGTACTCGCGCACGGCCTCGGTCGGCGTCTCCGCCTCCGGCATCCGGCACGTCCGGCTTGCCTTCCAGCGGTGCCCGCCGAACTCCTCCCGCCAGTGGTCAAAGAGATAATTCGCCAGCGCCGTGTAGTCCTGCCCGTGGTCGACGAGCTGCCCGCTCTCATTTTTATAATAGTTGTGCCTCCGCAGCGGCTTCACGTCGATCACGCTTCCCCTGCCCCAGAGCTTCCCGATTTCCTCCTCCGGCACGCCGTCCGAGATCATGTGCAGGTGGAAGCGCCCCGTGTGCTTGCCCTTGCCGTACACCAGATAGATCTTCGCCGCCGGATATTTATATAGTATGCGGCGGTAAAAATTGTCCCGTTCCCGCTTGCACTCCGCAACGGTATGTACTTCGCTGTCCAGATCAAAGGTCAGCGTCGAATAAAGCGAGGCGGGTGAGAAGTTCGCATTGACAAGCCGCGCATTCTTCCGGCGGCTGATCGCCTCGCGGTGCGCAGCCCGGTCTTCTTCGTTTTCAAAGCGCGGCTTTCTCGGCTTCGCCGTCCTGATGTCCGCGCTGTCTCCGACGTTGTATATGATCTGCTCGCAAACCGCGCCGCAGAAGATCCTCTGCTTCACTCTGCGCATCCCCGCTCACCCTTTCTCTTTTTTCTGCCGGTTCAAAGCAGCGCCGGTCGTCCGGCGCTCCGTTCAGCCGTCATGTTCCTCTCTCGCCCCGTGGATCAACCCCCAGCGCACCCGGAGGCCCTTTTGTGCCACAATCGCCGTTTCTGATCCCGAGGCGTTTCATCCAGCGAAGCATCTTCCTTTCTACACCCTCCGGTGGCAGATCTAAATTCAGTACACCCGTGCAAATAATCACATCAAGATATTCTTCGCAAAGATCTCTTCGACACTCTTCCACCGTCTTTGGCGTCGGATTCTTTCCATCCAGCGCCCGCCGCAGCTTCAGCGCCGCCTGTGCCAGCTCCGCGCATTCCTCGGCCAACTGTGCCAGCACTTCCGCTTCCCCCAACCGGCCTTTGATCTTCTCAAAATTTTCATTCACCTTCGTTCCCTCCATCCACCAGATCACCGCAGTTGGGGCAGTAAGAAAAGCTGTTTGCTCCGCAGTCAAAGCCACATACAGAGCATTTCACCAGCATTGAACCCGAGATCCCATTGTCACCCCACTTCCCATGCACCACCGGCGCAACGTCGGCGGCGGGCAATGATAAAATCTCACTTGCGATGCAATCCGCCAGTCCAGTATGCCGTCCCAATGCAGATCCGTTCGCAAGCCCGTACTTTTCGGCGATTTTAACCGCATCTGTGCGCTTGATGTAATCAGTCATAATCCATATACTCCCTTCCGATTCTGTTTCGCATTTCATACGGCAGTGCAAGCAGCGGCGTGCATCTACTCAGGATCTCTGCTTTCAAAAGCCGCTCCGCCTGCCGCTTGGTCAGCCGCCGCTCTCGCTTCTTCGGCGGCAGCTCGCCTTTTGCCGCCGCAATAGCGGTCGGGTTGTGCTTATGTTGACCCATCATTTACCCTCCTGTTCCATGCCTCTTTCGCTTCCAACCTCGTTGTGAGCGGATTTGTGACGATAAACATGCCGCCGCACTGCTTGCATTTTATCGATTGCGTTTCTCCCAAAAACGCCGCTTCTCCGCCGCAGAACGGGCACGGCTTTAACTTATCCATTATCATCATCTCCACCCAAAATTCCGTCCGCACAGCGGGCAGTACCGAATGTTTACGATGTCCTGTGTCTCAAAGTCGCCGTTTGGAGCGCACCCAGCTCGGACGCGGAGCATCCCTTGCCGATTCAGTGCCATTTCAATGCCGCTGTATTCTTTGGTTTGATTCATCGGCACGAAGCTATTGTCTTTTCCACCGCAATAGTCGCATTTAATCATCCTTCTTGTCCTCCTCGGTCGGTTTTAGCCATTCACGAATGCGCATCCCGCATGAACAGCAAAGCTCGACTTCTCCCGTGTTTTCGCAATATGCGCCCCTTACGTTTACATACGTTGCCGAACTTGTAGGGTTTATTTCGGCTCCGCATCGGTCGCAGATTCTTTTTACCATCATTTGCCCTCCATTTCTTCAAATTAGAACTTGATCGGCTTTTCGTTTTCAACTACATTCCCGTAAACCACGCCCACCTTGTAGATGTAGTTCTCGCGGAGCTTGCGCGGAATCTCTGCAATATACCGCCGGAATGTTTCCAGAGAATTTGCCCGCTTGTAGTGGTTGCACATCCGGCAGGATGGCATGAGGTTTGAAATATCATCCGTTCCGTCATCTTCAATACCCCATGCTCTGAGTGGTAGAAAGTGATCGACCTGCATATCCTTGATGTCGATAGCCCGTCCGCAGTAGGCACAGTGGCCGTCATACTTCGCATAGACCGATTCCCGCGTTTTCTTGCCGAAGCTCATGCCTTTCCCTCCATTTCCGCCAGCGCCTTTTCAGCTCCCTCTTGGTTGAGGAACCAATCTATCCCGCATCTATCTCCCCATGCAGATTCAACAGGATACCCGCCAAAGTGTAAGACAACACGGCTTTTTGGTGTAATTGAAATTCCTTGCACTCTGACATTCGCAACGGTTTTGGATTCAATGTCCGGGATATACACTCTAGCGCCCACCTTACACGGCAAGACGATCACGCGCCCCTCTTGATCTGCCACGGCCAGCTCCCGCAAGCGCATCAGCGTCATGCCGTCGCCCATTCTCAAAATTGCGTGCAGATTTGCCGCATCCTCCGGGGATAGTCTGCTGTCCTCATAGGCTGCGAGACGGTCAACAAAATCTGCCTGGTACTGCACTCCGCTGAAATTTACCCGCCAGTATCCGTCTTTGAAATA